CAACCGTACTCCACACGATAGCAAGTGCCCCCGACTGTGGCAGCGTGGAAGAAAAGCGGTTCAGCTTGACCCAAGGGGGACGGCTGCACGAGGGTTCTGCCCCAAGTGATAAACGAACATGTAGGCTGATGGTCAACCGTGGCAACTACGGAATAGTTGGTTCGATAAATAAAGCAGCAGACAGCATTAAGGGTAACGCCCCAATGCTGACACCCACCAGGGTGAGGATAGGGACACTGACTAATCATCATCCCTACCGTAGCCCTTGTATGGAGAAAAGGAAAGTAGCCCCATGAACGTACAGCAAGCCCAACGTATCCTAGCCCGACACAAAGAAGGTGAGATATACCCCCAGTGGGTAATCAATACCGCCCTATACATCACAGGAGACATAGATGAAATGCCCACTATGCCAAGCCCCCACAGCAGTCAAGAGGGTGCAGACAACGAAAGCAAACTGGATATACAGAAGAAGAGTGTGTTTTAACGAGCACTGGTTCTCTACACAAGAGCAAGCAGTAACAGCCCCTAGCCCCAAACTCAAGAGAGGAAGACCCCGCAATGACAAACCCTAACGATAAATTTTTTGATGGTGCAATGTTGTTCAAGCTATATGCAGAACATGGCTTGCCCCTAGAAATGTCGCTGATGCGAATTGACCAAGAAGGTAAGACTGTGAATTGGCCTTTGTTTATACAAGAAGCCACTAAGAATGGCTGGAGCTTGAAGAAGACCTACACCACGATTATTGCTGGTGTGAGGGATGCGGAGATTTACACCCGTGAACAGATGGCTGAGTTTGAGAACCTGGCAAAACTATTCTTCTTAAGGGAGGCTGCATGAAAGACCCTAACGATTGCACGTATCCCCACACACAGCTATGCCTACATGATTGTGTAGAGGGTTGCGCCAAGCGTAGCCCCCAGCGTAGCGGCTGGCGCAAGGTGCAGATAGATGATGCAGAAGAAGAAGCCTGGAGGGAGTTAACCAACAAACAGGGGATGCCACCTATCTACGGAGAACAAGCATGACTGACAAAGAAGCAATGAAACTTGCCTTGGAATACATTGAGTCAAACGCAGAGACAAAAGACGAATGGGACATTGTTGACGCCCTACGCCAAGCTATAAAGCAGGCTGAGAAGCAGGAGCCGGTGGCGTGGATAAATGCTGAGAAACGAACTTTTGAATGGAATGGCCCTGTGTTGTGGAACACGCCAACTATTGCAGTTCTGAACAAAATTCCCCTCTACACCCACCCACCACAGCGCACAGAGGAGAACACATGAAAGCAAGACAAGTATTCATTGCAATGATGGTGGGGAAAGGCTACACCGAAGAAGAGCTGGCCTGGGATGGAAAGAAGTTCACCAACCAAAACATGACCATTCGCTGGAATTACTTTCTATCTGGTTGGGAAATGCGAGGTGTGATGTGAACCTACGCAAACTGAGGCTACGCCACCACACAATGTTTGAAAATAGAGACAGGAGGGTAAACACCTATATGCACTAATCTAATCCATGTATAATCAAGTCTCACCCTAACCTAAGTAAAGGAAGTTCCACATGAAACTCTGTATTGATTGCAAGTACTGCATTGCCAGTGACATATCGACTGAGAACCCTGAGTACAGCAAATGCACCTACGAGCGGCCTATAAGCCTCGTAACGGGCCTTTTTAAGCCTATCAAAGACCTACCCTACTGTTCCAGCGAAAGGGTCTTAAATTGCGGCCCAGAAGCCAAGCGATTTGAAGAGAGGGAGGCCAACCATGTCTGATTTCTCACCAGAAACACGTAATAGCGCATGGTGGTCAGGAGACTCCCGACGTGCTGCCAGCGGGAAAGCCAACGAGGTCATCCTCACCAAGCAAGGCAAGATGGAGATTCCAGACCTGTCCGGCATAGAAGCTGTGCAGATGGGTCATGTGATGGAGCCTGTCATTGCAAGCCTTGCCAGCGAGAAACTGGGTGTGCGCCTGGAGAAGATTGAGGAAGCCCTCACGCACCCTAAACATCCTTGGCTGAAATCACACTTTGACTACCACGGGAAACTCAATGGCGAAACTATCCTGGTTGAGTGTAAAAATTACAACGCTGCGGTTAGAAATAAGTTTGATGAAAGCGGCCTCATCCCTGCTGCTGACATGGCTCAGATTGTCCACGAAGCGGCGGTATACGGCGTACGGAAAATTTATCTGGCTGTGCTATTTGGTGGTCAAGAGTTTGTCCTTATTCCGTTTGAAATCACTGACGAGCAAAAAGAAGAACTCATCAAGCAGATGGCGGTCTACTGGGGGCACTGCCAAGCAGGAACTCAGCTACCGCCAGAGACTCCTGAACAGGCAAGACTGATATACCCCACAGGGCTGGACAACACCAAGATGGCCTCCAGGAGCGTAGAAGAGGCTTGCCGCACCCTTACCCTTGTCAAGGGTCAGATAAAGGCTCTAGAGGCCCAGGAAGCGGCTCTGATGACCCTTGTGCAGGGTTACATGGGGGAATGCAACCAGTTGGCTACCTTTGACGGTTCTGTGCTGGCTACGTGGAAGAACGCTAAACACAGTGAGAGGTTTGACAGCAAGCTGTTTCAGGCTGCTATGCCTGATATTTATGAGAAGTTTGTGGTCAACGTGCCGGGTTCACGGCGCTTTTTGGTGAAGTGAGGTAGATATGCAATTCTTTAAACCACAATCCACAAAAAATGTTGCTGATGCTATGAATAGGTCAATCAAGTCCTATGAGCAAGCTGAGGATAAAGATGATTTTTGTAATCCAGATGTGCCGTTGCTCATACTGATTAACGGCAAAAGACACCATGTTCTTAGCGTTGGTGGCGACCCTAAAGAAGAGGGACTTATCTTAGAAGTCAAACCTGCATCATGGTGGAACAAATGAAAGCCTATCCCTTCATTCACAAGCACCCCACCACTGGCAACACCAAGCTGGAGGAGGGTCTGGATTTGCGTGACTACTTTGCGGCAAGGGCTTTGCAAAGCATTAACCTTCCTACCCGTCTGCAAAACGCAAATGAATGGACACTTGATACAAGTAATGCATATGCAAAATTGGCTTACGAAATTGCAGACGCAATGATGAAGGCCAGGGAGGTCAAGCATGACCAACCTTAGCATTTACATCATGGCCTTTTGTTCCCTGATTGACCTAACCATAACCATTGTGGAGAAATTTATATGAGCAACATCGTTCCACTCGCAGACATTCAGAAGATGGCAGAGGTTGCTGCCACCAGCAAGATGTTTGGGTTTAAGAACCCGCAGGAGGCTATGGCAATCATGTTGCTGTGCCAAGCAGAGAACCTGCACCCGGCAATAGCCATGCGGGATTTTCATGTCATCCAGGGCCGTCCAGCTCTGAAAGCAGATGCAATGCTGGCAAGGTTCCAGCAAGCTGGTGGAAAAGTTGAATGGAAGGTGTACACAGATGCTGAAGTTACTGGAGTATTTAGCCACCCTCAGGGCGGTTCGCTTGAGGTCACTTGGACGCTCGCCCAGGCGAAATCCATCGGTATCGCAGGTAAGGATAACTGGAAGAACTATCCACGTGCAATGCTTAGAGCACGGTGTTTATCAGAGGGTATCCGTGCGGTCTATCCGGGTTGCGTTGTTGGCGTATACACACCCGAAGAGGTACAAGACTTTCAACCCCGCCAGACAGTTAATATGGGAACAGCAGAACGTGTTGATGAAGTCCCGGAAGTTGTGGGAGTGGAAGTGGCAGACGGGGCATTTCACCTCTACGTCCCAGGCTCAGACAAGCCCTACGCCAGCTACCACAGCACAGACGAATGGATAGAAGGCTACTGCTATCTTGTCCACCGCATCTCTGTGTCTTCTAAATTCAGCGATGAAGAGAAGGCAGAGAAGCTGGACTTGTTGAAACAGTCCAACTTACCCATCACCGCTGGGTTTGACGCATACACAAACATCAAGCTGAAAGGTGAGATTGTGAAAGCTGGTGGGAGCATCACTCCCCCAAAGCCAGAACCCCTGCCACCAACAGGCTCGGAACTCAACGAGCCAGTATTTTGAATCACTTGGAAAACATCGGGCCGATAACACCTAGAGAGGCACTAGACAACTATGGCAGCTTCAGGTTGGCGGCACATATCGAATATCTCAGGCGGCAGGGATACCCAATCCACACTTCAATGGTTTCTCAAGGTGGCAAAGACTTTGCCAGTTACTCACTACGAAAGGAAAGAAATGGCCTCTAATCCACACCAAGAACAACCCGGCATGGGTGTCTGCTACTGGGAGGAAGAATCCCAACGCAAGTCACCCAAAGGCCCAGACTACAAAGGCTTTGTGGTTCTGGATATGGACTACAAAGCAGGAGAGAAACTCAAGCTGGCTATCTGGCAAAAGCCTACCAGCCGGGGCTATCCCTTGCTGGCGGTGAAGGAAGACAACTGGCTGAAGAAGAAGAAGCTGGAAGAGGGTAGACCTACAGAGGTCAAGCCAGCTTATGCCAAGTACAAGGATGACGACAATTCCATTCCCTTCTGATAAGAATGTTTGGAAATTGTCATAACTGCCAAGGTACGGTAACAAAAGAAGATGGCATCAGAATAACTGGAAAGCCTGAACCTTATGTTTGGTATCACTATCAATGTGTTAGAAGATGGAGAACCGCATCACCAGACGATAAGTTTTATGCAGATTTATCTAAGATGATTGTTGACTACAAATTTGATACACAAGAGAAAGCGTGGCATGACAAAAGTTTCACCCACACAGCGTAGCCTGGCTCATCTCAGAGAGATGGGCTACACCGTGGCTATCGTTGAGAAGTGGAATCCACATGCAAAGATTCGGCAAGATTTATTTGGGTTTATCGACATTCTTGCCATCAAGAGGGATGAGACACTGGCGGTGCAAGCTACGGCCTCTGGTGTCTCTGAGCGCATCAAGAAAATCATGGCTAGTGAACTCTTGCCAAAGGTAAGAGAAGCTGGTTGGAAAATCCAAGTCTGGGGCTGGCGCAAGTCAGCAAAGACCAACAAGTATGTTTTAAGAATTGAGGATATATCGTGACACAGCAACAAATTCAACCATCTCAGAAGTCTTTGGAAAAAGGGCGTAATGC